TAGAAGAATTAGAACTGGGCAATTATGTAACAAACATTCCAGATTCTCCAGTTGGAGAAGTTGGTTTAACACCTCAACAAAAAGGGGGTTTAGCTTTTGCTGGTTTTCTAGAGGATAATAATTTAGGCGGCACAATTAATTTAAGAACAAACGAATTTGAAAACGCTTATGGCGTACAGCCTTTAGACTTTACAATTAACGGAAGCGGCGGCATTAATACAGGTGCGGTCGGTTTAAGCAATGCAACATTAAATGCTCAAGCCGCATTAAGTAAAAAATTTGGAATACCAACTTTTGATACACAAGGAAATCTTTCAACGTTTGGCGGATTAATTACAGGAGAATATAATGGCTAGTGCAAAACAATTAGCGGCTCGTAGAAAGTTTGCCAAAATAATGAAGTCAGGCGGATTTAAGAAAAGAAAATCATCAACAAAAAAAGGACAGGTGCGAAAAACAGCAAGACGTGCCTTTATAGCTAAACGAAAAACGACAACAAAGCGACGAGTAACAGCAAAGGTTAAAAGACGGACAGCTATTAGAAAACCAATGGCAAGACGTAGATCAATTAGAAGAACTGCAAGACGTGGTTCTAAAGGAATTGGTTCAAGTTTGAAAACCGGTGTAATCGGTGACGTCGTTAAAGGAATCGGCGCAGGTAGTCTGGTATCTTTAGTTATGAGTAGGGTCGCCCCTAATAGCTCAATAACTCCGATAATTGGAACTGGTGCAGCTTTCTTAACTGGCGGAATTGTTGGCGGCGCAGCTAACTTGATTCTATCAGGTGGATTATCCCTTGGAGGAATTTTGGGCGGTGCAAGTGCTCCAGCTCAGGAGATGGGTGTTTAAATTGGCTTTACCAGTTCAAAGAACCTATACATCAGATGGTGCAGCACTAAATGTTTCAACATTTATGACCGACAATCAAACAGGACAAACTAATTTTCTAACTTTGACTCCAAATTTGTTACAAGACCTTGTTAATTCGCCAGACCCAGCCGCAGGATTAAGATATCAATTCACGCTGGTTAAGAACGGCAATGCTACAAGCGTAAGGGCATTTTCAGATGCCGTTTCGCCCACTACTGCAGGTAGAGTTCCAATAGGACCCGTAAGCATGTCTAGCGGTTCATACCAATGGCAATGTGTGCAAAACGCTGGTGCAGCTACTGCAACAACAATTCTTGTAAGATATGGTTCTCCATTGAACTAGGAGTTTACAATTCATTATGCCTTTTTCTTCTAAACCAATAACAAACTTCCAGCTAAATTCTGGTAATACCCCTTTAGCATTTCCTGTTAGGGTAGTATGTCCGGCAAACACTACAACTCGTATATCGTTTCCCGACCAATTCCTAGGTCGTGCAATAAGTCTTAAAATTACAAATAATTCCGGTGCTAATGCCGCAACTTATGATTACAATGTTAATCAGGTATTTGCAAATTTAGCCGCTTCAACTTTTGCAACTTTAGACAATGCTATTGTTAACTATCTAACTGTAATAACTGGAGCTGCAGTAGGAGACACGGTCCTTGTAGAAGCCCAGCTCATACCTGCAGTCCGTAGTGAAGTTCCAATTGAGGTTATAGTCTAATGTCTTTTGGCGGTTCAAATCCAAGTTTTACTTTACCACATACACACAATAATGCTTTAGCCAATGATGGCGGCGCATTATCTCAAACTTTAACGTTTATGGGAGGAGTTACATTATACAGTTTAATTACAGGTGCAACAGACCCTCAAACCGCAATTAACACAACAGCTATTGCAAATAATGCAGGGTTAATTGCAACAAACACTACAGCTATTGCCACTAATGCCGCAGCTATTGCGGCTAATACTGCAGATTTAGGTAAATGGTCAGCAACTAATGCCGCTACCTTTAGAACTTCTGTAATTACAGGAATTCAATCAGGAACAATAGAGGAAATATAATGGCAGCTGGAGACCCTTTTACAAACGCATTTCAAACTACAGGAACCGTTTCTTTAGCTCCAATTGGACATAATGTTATGCTAACTTCAATTATGACAAGTTCCGATAATGGTCGTATTGATATGGGTGGTGCAAATTATGTTTTATTTCCTGAACAATCAAACGGGGGAAGTAGTCCGTCATCAACCACAAGTATCTCAAAATGGACAGGTGGAGGATTACTTAACGCTAAAATATTTATGACTCCTACAGTTTTCATATCATTAAATTCATCTAGTGGAACAATTAGTTTTCATTATTCAGGAGTACAAATGTAGATGGCTATTAAAATAATTGATGATTCAAAAGTAAAAATCAAAAATAAAGAACATGATAAACAAGTTACAGAAGCAATAAAACAATTAGACGATAAAAAAATAGACCATGTTAATATTATTAGAAGCATAAAAGGAGAAATTATGTTACTTGAAATTCATCACAAAAAAATTAAAAATAAGGAGGTGTCTAAATGACAGAATCTCTAGCAACTTTAGGATTATTATTAGCAGCAATTATTACTCCGATATCTACGATTGCACTACTTAAAATCCACAACGCAAACAAATGATAGAATATCTCACTCCGGCATTATTGTTCTTTATCTTAGCGTTTGCTATAGAAACAAGAATGAAAGTCGCCAAATTATGTGGTAGATTAGATCGATAACGGTATTATTCAAAAGACCGATACTTAAATACAAGTGTTTTATGCGTGGACAGGAAATAAAGGTGTAATGGGCTAAGGATAGCCCATAACCTCATTGTATCGTCTATTACAATAAGCACATATTGCATATCCGTTAGAGTCACATGAAGAGATCCTCCAAACGTGATCATCTGATTTTCGCATAATACATTTTTTCATTATGCTTCAAGTCCTAATTTTCTTGCAGTTTGCATAACACAGGCCTTAATGGCCTCTTCTGCGCTATCCATTCCTTGTTTGTGTCTTATTTGCTCTACCAATGCGTAGAAAGAAATTGGCATTGTTAGCGTTTTGTGTACTTTGGTTTCTCCTGTATTTCTCATAATTACTCTTAAAATAATTTGTATTTAACCGTACACACACACACTTATGATTTGAAAACTAATCAATCCTAAACCGTTTTTTTTATTTCGTTAACGGTTTAGCACTTCGTCAGCCCCTCTAACCGTTCCCCCTGTTCCACTTCCCAAACGGTATGATAAAGAGGATAGGATAAGATGAGATAGTCAGGTAATTAAACTTAGCAAAATACTAGGGATTTGGGGGGATGCAAGGGGGGATAAGGGGCTGGATCTAGGTGCATCATAACAGTTTTAACAGTATGAATAGTATGAATAGTATGCAATTAGAAAGAGAATATGATGATTTTGATGAAGATGATGAAGAATTTGAGGAAGATGAAGAATGATTGAGTATATTATTCTAGTTTCAGTTGTTGCAGCCGGTATTTGTGGCATTGTAATTACTAGAAACGTTTTTGGTTCAAATGAAATCCATGGCAAATTAAAAAATAGATACTTAGAATATATTGATAATTTAGAAAAAGATAATAAAAAATTAAATGGAAAATTAAACAAGATGAAGCAAGGACTAAGTATTTCAAAAGATGATTTTGATGCAGAAAACCCATTAGGGTCAATAGGAGCTTTAATTGGTCAGCTTGCACCAATGCTTCCAAAGAACATTCAACCGCTTTTACAGAGTCCGGAAGCTATGGGATTCATTGAAAAGATGGTTAAAGATAATCCTGAAAAAGTAGGGGAATTAATAGGCAAGTTTGTAAAGAAACCAAAAGGAAATGAAGCCGCAACCGTTGAAAATATGGAATCCGTCTAAACGTGGAATGGAGAAAGGAAAGTTTTGTACTGCCTGCTATGCAGGTTGGGGTATTATCTTTAATGGAGATACAGTTAAAATTGACAAGTGTCTATTCTGTAACTAATGGTAAAACTCAATGAGGCTCTTATTATTGGCGGTTCGTTACTTCTCGCTTTGGTTCTCTCTAAGGGCGGAGGTTTTATCAAAAAAATTCCAATGCCACAAAATCGCCCTGTTAGTGTCATTAGCCCTATTGCAGAATCAGTTACATTGCCTAAAGTGCAAGTTTACCAACAACAAAAAGCAATAGTAGACATTCCAAGTTTACCAACCTTTCAAAAACAATTTGATTTTACAGGAAATCAAATTTTATCAAATATCCTTGATCAAGAGAAATTAATTAGAGATTCTAAAGTTGCAGCTATACAAACAGAACTAGACCAAGCAAACCAATACATTGAATCACAAAACGTTTTCACACAGCCAGAAACCTATCAAAAATATTTCTCTGCAAGAGGTGGAAAACTAGCCATTTTGTACAAGGACGACCAAAGAAACATTATCAATACTTATGGAGAAGTAACAGACGAGAACATAATAAAATATGTTGACAAATTACTAGAAGACCCACGAAACAGAAATCCATTGTCACAAAAATTCCCAGTAATTTCTGAAGGATTATCAAACTTTTATAATTCAATTATTGAAAAACAAAACAGGGCAAAAGCTCAACAATTTGCAGACACACAACAAGCAGAAATTAGCAATATTTTAAACGAATATGAGACACGATTTGGCGGCTTAAGCCGATATGGTTAAATTACTTAACGGTATTCGTTAGTTATGGTATCATTAAACACCATTATCACATTGGGCGGCATAGGTGCGGCATATTTACTATTTACTAAATTAGGCGGCGGTGCAGGTATTGGTTCTGCTATCGGTTCTCAAATTTCAGGATTTACAGAAGCCTTGGGCGGTCAGGTCACACAGGCTTTTAACAAGTTTGGAAATCTTGTAGAGACTCCACAAAGCAACGCACCAAATACTGCAGCTAGAGTAATAGAAGAATTAGAACTGGGCAATTATGTAACAAACATTCCAGATTCTCCAGTTGGAGAAGTTGGTTTAACACCTCAACAAAAAGGGGGTTTAGCTTTTGCTGGTTTTCTAGAGGATAATAATT